GCCACTATATCGAGTGATAGTAGATATGGGATACTCTCTAAGTCTGGTGCCGATGCGAAGAAAATGTTTACTGATAAAGTCGTACCTATATCAATAAACTATCCTTTCTTTTTCAAGCCGATACAAGACGGTATGGATCGTCCAAAGTCTGAGCTTGCGTATAGAGTTCCAGCTAGTAAGTTTACTCGTAAAAAGATACAAGTAAATGAGCAGCTTGAGGAAATAGTAGGTCTTGATACTACGATTGACTGGAAGAACACTGGTGACAATAGTTACGATGGTGAAAAGTTAAATCTGTTAGTTCATGATGAGAGCGGTAAGTGGGAGAGACCTGACAACATATTAAACAACTGGCGAGTTACTAAAACCTGTTTAAGATTAGGTAGTAGAATCGTTGGTAAGTGCATGATGGGTTCAACCAGTAATGCTCTTGATAAAGGTGGGGATAACTTTAAAAAACTATACAATGATTCTGACGTATCAAGACGAAATGCTAATGGACAAACGAAGTCTGGCCTTTATTCTCTCTTTATCCCAATGGAATGGAACTATGAAGGATTTATTGACGAATACGGACTTCCAGTCTTTGATAATCCATGTGATGATGTACGACGCGGACCAGACGGTGAATTAATAGATGTAGGTGTTATAACTCATTGGGAAAACGAAGCTGAAGGATTAAAAGAAGATCAAGACGCGTTAAACGAGTTTTACCGTCAGTTTCCACGTACTGAAGAGCACGCGTTTAGAGATGAAACTAAAAACAGTATATTTAATTTAATTAAAATATACGAACAAATAGATTACAACGAAGGAAGCAGACATAATGCTCCTTATACTATAGGTAGTTTTGGATGGGTTGATGGAATTAAAGATACTAAAGTAGTTTTTCACCCTGATCCAGGAGGTAGATTTAAAGTAAGTTGGGTTCCTCCAACTCATTTGCAAAATAAACAATTTACAAAAAATGGAATTAAATACCCTGCCAACGAGCACATTGGAGCATTTGGCTGTGATAGCTATGACATTAGTGGTACTGTTGACGGTCGTGGTTCGAAAGGTGCTTTACACGGATTAACAAAATTTTCTATGGAAGACGCACCATCAAGTACGTTTTTCCTAGAGTATATAGCAAGACCACAAACCGCTGAGATGTTTTTTGAAGACGTTTTAATGGCATTAGTATTTTACGGTATGCCATTGCTAGCAGAGAATAACAAACCTAGATTACTATATTATTTACGCCGTAGAGGCTATAGAGGTTATAGTATGAACAGACCAGATAGAATATGGAAGAAACTATCAACAGCTGAAAAAGAAGTTGGTGGTATACCAAACTCAAGTGAAGATATTAAGCAAGCGCATGCCGCAGCAATAGAGATGTATATACAAAACCATGTTGGCCACTTAGGTGATGGTAATTATGGTACTGTATATTTTAACGAATTGTTAAACGACTGGGCTAAGTTTGATATAAATAAAAGAACAAAGCACGATGCGTCTATTAGTTCTGGTTTAGCTATTATGGCTTGCAACAGACATTTATACGCGCCGAACGCCAAAGTAGAAAGACAATCACTAAACTTGAATATAGCAAAATACAACAATAGAGGATTTAATTCTCAAATAATAAAATAGGTATGACGGAAAACACATATGTAAATTTTCCTTCTCAAGCAGTTTCTGACTTAGAAAAAATGAGTTCAGAATATGGGCTTAAAGTGGCTAGAGCTATTGAGCAAGAGTGGTTCAAAGACACTCATGACAATAGATATCATAACACTAATCATAAGTTTCATAAACTGAGATTATACGCAAGAGGGGAGCAGTCTATACAAAAGTACAAAGACGAGTTATCAATTAACGGTGATTTGTCTTATCTTAATTTAGACTGGAAACCTGTACCTATTATACCTAAGTTTGTTGATATTGTAGTAAACGGAATGTCTGAAAGGATGTTTAATGTTAGAGCTCACTCTCAAGATCAATATGGAGTAAGCAAGCGTACAGAATACATGGAGTCTATACAGCGCGACATGATGTCTAAAACGTTTAATGATCAAGCAGCCAAGCTGTTTAATATGGATCTTTACGAAAACAAAAAAGAAGAATTACCTGAAACTCAAGAAGAACTAGACTTACATATGCAGCTTAACTATAAGCAAGCTGTTGAAATTGCTGAAGAGCAAGCTATTGAGGTTTTATTAAAAGGAAGTGATTATGATTTAGTAAGACGTAGAGTTTTATATGATTTAACAGTATTAGGTATTGGCTGTGTAAAGACTAGTTTTAATTATGGCGATGGAGCTAAAGTAGAATATGTAGATCCAGCTAATGTAGTATACTCTTATACTGAATCTCCATATTTTGAAGATATATATTATATAGGTGAAGTTAAGACAATACCTATCAACGAGCTAGCTAAAGAGTTTCAAAACCTAACAGAATCTGATTTAGAAACTATATACAAGAGTTCTTATAAAAGATATATTCCTGGTCGTAGATTACAAAACCAAGATAAGAATAAAGTACAGGTTTTATATTTTAACTATAAAACGCATAGCAATAATACTTATAAACTAAAAGAAACTAAAACTGGAGGTTACAAAGCAATAGAAAAACCAGACACTTTTAATCCGCCAAAAGACAAACAGGTTGGTTTTGAAAGACTTCAAAAGTCTATGGAGTGTGTATATGAAGGAGCGATGATCTTAGGTACTGATAAATTACTTAAGTGGAATAAAGCTGAAAATATGATGCGCACTAAGTCTGACTTTAGTAAAGTTAAGATGAACTATTCTTTAGTAGCGCCTCGTATGTACGAAGGTCGTATTGAATCTTTAGTTGGAAGAATTACTGGGTTTGCTGACATGATTCAGCTTACGCATTTGAAGTTACAGCAAGTCATGTCGCGCATGGTACCAGACGGAGTATATCTTGATGCGGACGGTCTTGCTGAAGTTGATTTAGGTAATGGCACTAATTATAATCCGCAAGAAGCTCTTAATATGTTCTTCCAAACTGGTAGTGTAATTGGTAGAAGCGTTACAGCTGATGGTGATCCAAATGCAGGTGCTGTGCCTATTAAAGAGATATCTAACGGTCAAGGCGCTGGAAACAAACTTCAAGCATTAATAGGTAATTATAATTATTACCTACAAATGATTCGTGATGTAACGGGTCTTAATGAAGCTAGAGACGCTAGTGTACCAGATCCTAAGTCTTTAGTTGGTGTTCAAAAGCTAGCGGCCGCTAATTCAAACGTAGCGACTAGACATATTTTACTAGGATCAATGTTTTTAACAAAACAAGTAGCTGAAGCTTTGTCGTTAAGAATATCTGATATATTAGAGTACTCACCAACAGCAGATGCGTTTGTACAATCTATAGGTGCGCATAATGTAGCTACATTAAAAGAAATGTCAGAGTTATATTTATATGACTTTGGTATATTTATAGATTTAGAACCAGATGAAGAAGAAAAGCAACTTCTAGAAAATAATATACAAACAGCGCTAGCGCAACAGTTAATAGATTTAGACGATGCTATAGATATAAGAGAGGTCAAAAATGTTAAGTTAGCAAATCAACTATTAAAACTAAAGCGTAGAAAGAAACAAGAGCGTGATCAACAAATCCAGGAACAACAAGCACAAGCGCAAGCACAAGCAAATGCGCAAGCTCAACAAGCCATTGCTCAAACTGAGATGCAAAAAAATCAGGCAAAAGCTCAAGCGGACACGCAACTAGAACAAATACGTGCTCAAGCTAGATTAACACACTTGCAAGAAGAAGTTAAGCTTAAAAAAGAATTAATGCAGTTTGAGTTTGATCTTAACCAGCAGTTACGTTCTGATGACCGCCAAAGTACAAAAGAAATAGAAGAAATGCGAGAGCTTGGTAAAGACAAGAGAGAGCGCGTTAAAAATCAACAACAAACTACTAAAAAGTTTGAGTCTTCAGGTAATGATATACTTGGAGGCGGAATGGGTCTAGATAAGTTCACCCCTCAAATTGGAACTTAATTAATTATATAATATTTTATCATGGAAAATGAAAATCAAACAGATCTTGAAGAGGTAATCAACGAGGTCGAAAACGAAACACCACCTGTTGAAGAGGTGGTAGAAGAAAAACCAGAACTTGATCTAAGTAAATTTGATAGCGCAGATGACCCTGATGTTATTAAAATAGATCTATCAAACCCAACAACAAATGAAACTCAAGAAAGTGACGCTAACGACTCAGGAGTGGTTAGAGTCGATGAAAGTGCCGAGCCCGTACAAGAACAAGAAGAAGTACAACCGCAAGGAGAAACACAAGACCAAGTATTAGAAGAAATTACTGAAGAGCTAGCTGACGAAGTTGTTGAAGCTATAGAAGAAGCTGAAGCAACAGGTGCGTCTTTACCTGAAGGCATTCAAAAGCTAGTTGACTTTATGGAAGACACAGGTGGAGATCTTGAAGATTACGTAAGACTAAACAGAGATGTATCTAGCATTGATGATCAAGACGCTTTGCGTGAGTATTATAAAAGCACTAAACCTCATTTATCAGCAGAAGAAGTAGACTTTTTGATGGAAGATCAATTTGCTTACGACGAAGATGCAGATGGTGAGAGAGATATTAAACGTAAAAAATTGGCCCGAAAAGAGCAAGTTGCTGAGGCCAAAGCCTACTTAGACGGGCAAAAGTCTAAATACTATGAAGAGATTAAAGCTGGAAGCAAGCTTACAGATGAGCAACAGAAAGCAATTAATTTTTTTAATAGATACAATAAAGAGGAGGAGCAAAAGCAACAGCAAGTTAAACAACAAACATCTGCTTTCACAAAGAAAACCGAGCAGGTTTTTAATGACAAGTTCAAAGGTTTTGAATACAACGTCGGTGATAAAAGATATAGGTTTAACATTAACAACGCTGATCAAGTAAAAGAATCTCAGCTAGACATTAATAATTTCGTTAGAAAGTTTCTTGACGAAGATAATACGATGTCAGATGCTAAAGGATATCACAAAAGCTTGTACACAGCAATGAACGCTGATGCTATCGCACAACATTTTTACGAGCAAGGTAAAGCCGACGCTTTGAGAGATAATGTAGCTAATGCAAAGAACGTAAACACGTCTGCAAGATCTACACAAGGACAAGCTAAAGGCGGTATTAAAGTTCGTGTTTTAGGTGACGATTCTGATTCTTTAAAGTTTAAAATTAGAAATAAAAACAAAAATTAAAATTAAGAAAAAATGGCAATTACTGCAGGAAGTAATTTGAATAGTGTTGCTGCTTCACAGCGTCAAACACTAGCTTCAAATTATCTAGATTTAGCGTCTACAACCGGACAAGGTTGGGCGCAACAATATGTACCAGACCTAATGGAGAAAGAGGCTGAGGTATTCGGAAACCGAACTATCTCAGGATTTCTTGCTCAAGTAGGTGCTGAAGAGGCTATGACAGCTGATCAAGTTGTATGGTCTGAGCAATCACGTTTACACCTATCTTACGTAGGTACACTAGACGTAG